CTTTTTCTTTTTCTTTTCTAGTCATAATTATAATTTAATTTTTGTTGCTTGCGGAGGTGTATCTATTTCAACTATCCTCATGTTACCTCTATCTAGCTTAAAGAAGCTTAATCTTGTGGTGCTATTTCTGGACTTCAAGAAGTGAAATGCAAGTAAATCTTCATCATTCACTATAAATCTTTCAGGACCATAGAACCTAATCTTTCTGATAGAAGGTTTATTAATACCAAGTACTACATCAGCATGTTGCAATAGAGCATCTGCTCCAAATAAATCAGAATCTAATACATAATTTCCATAGTCACCATCTTTGGACCTTTCTGGATTATCTATATTCCTATTCAACTGACTTAAAACAAGAAATGCCACAGGATAATGTTTTTTCATATATGTTAGAGCTTCCCCTAATGCATATAATACTTCAAACTTATCTCTTTGACCTTTACCTACTTTAAGTAAAGCTGAGTGGTCAATAGTAACCAGAGCATTTGTGTAATTACCATCCTCATCTTTGTGCGCTTCCATATAATAATGTATAGTTGCACACATCTCATCTACAGTACACGGATCATATACTACATCTATGACATCAGTATTAGCAGTTTCCTCATAATACTGAACACATTTTAAGTATAGATCTTTATCCACCGGTTCTCCTTTACTCATTAATGTATTGTAATCAGAAGCAGTATTCAGACTCAGCTTTCTGATACCATTGGTTTCATCAAGCATTTCAAACTGGAACTTAAGTACTCTAAACTTATGGTCTTTATTCTCTTCAATAATATCAGAGATTAATTGTTCCATAAATAGAGTCTTACCAGTTCCCGGTCTAGCACCTACAACGGTGATAGTTCTCCATTCCAATCCATCACAGAAAGCATCATTAAATTTGGGCCATGAACTTTTGAGTGACTTAAGCTCACCAGATCTTCTAGCCTTCATCTTAAGAAGGGCTTTTCTAAGAGCGTCTCTCTCACTCACAGGCTTCAGAGCCCGGGCACCGTTAAATAAATCTGCCATATACAAAGGATTATGTTATTCCTGATGTCTCAGTTTTACATCATTATAAATATAATGTGAAAAACCTACTATAAATTCAATTGCTAAAAACTCAAGAACATTGACTTCTACAATCAATGTCTTAATTATAAGCCAGGTAACTAAACTACCTAAAGCAGCAATCAAAAATAATTTTGTTCTAATACTAATCATACAATTTTTTCTTTAAAGAAAACAGGTGCTTCATAATCTTCTTGTGAAATCATATCACAATAGGTTGCTAGTGTAGAATCCCAGGTTTTATCTGTATTCTGTTTTCTAACAAAGTACTGAGAATTACGCATATAGTTGTATCTATTAATAGAATACTCCTCAACATATTTTTCAGTAGCTTGAATTACTGTTTCCCATGAATAATCAAAAGTTTCAAAGAACCATCTAAATGCATTTTCTAAACTTTTTACATTAACTCTTGCATAAACACCGCTTGGCAATTTAGTTGCCGGGAAGCATTCATTATAAGTTTTAATATTATCTAGAAAATCATCACCCATAAGGTTTTTAGATGTTTTCTTTTTAGATTTCTTGAAGTAACCTTCAATTTCTTGTATAAATTTAAGAGTATTATCAGACAATTCCAAAGATTCTGTCAAATAATTACCTGATTTTAATTTTAAAACTTCAAGATTAAAATTTATAGAATCAGAACACTTTATCTTATCTTTAATACAAAACAAAACATATACCCCATTAGGTGTAAGCTTTTGCTGTAATATTTTACCAAATACTTCGTGCATTACCATTCAATTGTGTAGTTATACAATACTTTAACTGTTTCTTTGACATCATTAAAAACGCCTTTGGAGTCCCATTTGCCACCATTATAAGCAGCACTTGCTGGATGAGAGACCATAAATTTAGTACAATTTTCTCCACACATGTCTGCCCACTCCTGAGATTTTTTACCCATATATACATAAACTAATCCAGGATGAAAGTTTTTAAGGTAATCAAATAGATATGCAACAAATGGAGACCAAATCTCATAATGCTTACCTATCTTACCAACTTCAGTTGTAAGAGCTGTATTTAGCAAAAGTATACCCGATCGGGACCATTTTACCAAGTCTAAGGGTCTTTTATACCCTTCCGGGTATAATTTCTCAATCTCATCATGAATGAACCTTAGAGAAGGTTGTTCTTTCTCAGATTTACTACAACTAAATGCAATCCCATCCGCTACACCAAGTGTAGGATAAGGATCTTGTCCTACTATAACTACTTTAAGTTCATCATATGGACACTCCTCAAATGCTCTAAACACATCTTTTAATACAGGAGTAAACCTTTTACCATCATTTGATAAAGTGTATAGATCAGTAAGAATCTTTTCAAATTCTAAACTAAATATAAAAGGTTTAAGTACTCTACCCCAACCACTAGGTTCAAGTTTATTAAATATTTTTTGTTTATAATCATTAATATCTATTTTATTATTCATAATTATGTATATTTGTTAAAAGTATAATGCAATGATCAAAGTAAAAAAACTAAAAGATGATGCTGTTGTCAAAATTGAGATCAGTAAAAACTTTTATGATCTCGTAAGAGCTTCACTTTACTATGTATTTTCACTAGAAAAAGATGAAGAAAGAAAAGCAGAGATTTTAAAAAAATCAATCACTCAGGAAATCCATACTCCACTTAATGAATATGAATTAACTTTTAAAACACTAATTCATATTGTTGCAGAGATTGAAAGAGTTGCTGCTCAGGAAGGATTATTTACTGAAGAAACAATTCTTGAACCTGGGGATGAAGGTTTTGTAGAACCTACCCAAGATTAATATTCCAATTTTCTCTCCCAATTTGTATACATGCTTCTATAGCAAGTACTAATTCCATTTTACTACAGTCAGAAAATGACTTACAGTATTCAGCACCGTCTGCATCATAACATAGACCAGCTTGCTGTTTTATGATGGTTTTCATTTCATCAAATGTATATCCTGATTCCTTTGCCAGTTCACGGATACAAGCATGTACTTTAGCTAATTGAGCAACACTATGGTCTGTATCTGCTAGACCTATAAATATCTCAACTTGCTGTCCTTCAGCAAGCTTCTCAATAAATAATTCATAATTTAATTTTGATTTAACATCAGGATAGGTTAACTTACCATCCTGTTTCACTAGTTTTACAGTAAACATGTTGATTATTTTTAGTATATTATTATATGACAATGAATAACGGAACCAGATACAACAAAAAGCAGGCTACTGAAATTATTCTTGAATACCTAGCCAACTTCCCAGAATCACCATCCAAAACCCTTGCTAAAAAAATATATTCTGATCATCCTACATTTAGTTCATTTGAAGCAGTGTACGGAAGAGTTAGGTATTATCGTGGTCAACTGGGTACACAACACAGAAAGAACCTCAAAGATAAGACTTTTCAGAAAGAGCTCAAAATAGAATACACTATGAAAGAAAAATTTTTACCAGAGTCTTATGCTAACAAGCGTGAGACTTTTGTGTTTCCAACAGGATGTAAAACACTCGGCATCATTGGTGATGTCCACATTCCCTACCAAGATAATGATGCTATAGAAGTAGCATTCACTAAGATGGAAGAAGAAGGTATTGACTCACTTTACATCAATGGTGACCTACTAGACTTCTATCAGTTATCATTCCATGAGAAGGATCCAAGAATGGTTCATTTCAAACAGGAAATTGAGGCAGGTAGACAATTTCTAGACTATTGCAGATCGCGATTCCCAAATATTCCCATATACTTCATCCCAGGTAACCATGAAAATAGATTTGAAAGATACCTTAGAGTTAAGGCATCAGAGCTATTAGACATGGATGAATTCAGACTAGATGTACTTCTACATGTAGCTGAATATGGTGTACAGTATATTCCTTTCAGATCCAAAGTTGTCTTTGGTGACTTCCTTATAGAGCATGGAGATAAAATTCCTGGTGCTGGAGGTGTTGTACCAGCCCGCACTGCTCTAATGAGGCTAAAGACTAATTGTCTTATAAATCACTTTCACAAAACTAGTTCTAGCTCACAAAGAGTCTATGGTCCAGGAGAGTCTACAACTATCCGTGGATATAGCCTTGGATGCTTATGTGAACTAACTCCAGAATATTTAGAAATAAATGAATGGAACCATGGTTTTGCTATCTTAAAGAAAACTGATAAATTAGTACAAGTTAACAATTACAAAATAGAAGGTAACCAAATAGTCTGATGTTTCTACCAATTGAATTTAGAGATGAACATGGTCCATATATTGAGCACCTTAATGTTACTCACATAACAAGAATATCTTTTGCTAATCCCAGAAATCCGGATGCTGGTAGTAAGATACATCTAAGAACAGGTGAAATCTTGAAATCACCAATGGAATTTGATCAGCTATCCCAAGCTATTGATGAGGCTTGGGAATCTGCATCTTATCTTATTTTATCTACTGTACTATCTGAAAAAGCTAAACTGCTTCGGAAAGATGACCTACAGACTGAAGAAATTGAAGAACTTGATCCTTTGTCAGAAGTTTAAACTGCTCTGGCCAATCCAGATTATAAACATGCCAATCTTCATTTTCTACTCTATCACTATCTACTGAACTTAATGTAAGATTGTTAAATACATCAAAAGTGTAATAATAATAATCATAACCATTTTGACTTTCTAGGTTATTTACTTCTACCCTGTTAAATCCAAGGTCTATTAATTCTTGCTCTGTCATTGTGTTAATTCTTTAGATATTAGTTTAGCAAGATATGCAGAACATTTATACTTAGTTTTGATATAATCTTCCACTGCTTTAGGGATCATATCTTTTATATTCTTGTTCTTGAGTTTCATCTCCTTGATGATATACTCTTTTTGAATATTTGCCATTAATTTACGGGTGACATAGTTTGCATAAATACTTCATGATTTAAGATCTCATTAGGATAGTCTTTAGCAATTTTTGTATATACAGGATTTACCTTACTATACTCACCATTTTCTTTAACTCTTAGGTCTCTAAAACTTTTAATAGATAGAGTAACCATGTGTAGGTTTTCTTCATCAGATGATTCTAACATTGCAATCATGTTCTTAATTTCAGTATCATTGATGTAACCCATTCTTTTAAGCAGTTGTAATTCTGCCATATATACAAAGGGACGGAATGTCCCAACTTTACTACCCTTATGATACATATACCACAGATAGTTTAAATTTCTATCTACAGTATCTGTAAGTTCATAATGTTCTTTTGCAATTGCTGCTGATAATTCCAGCATTTCATCCATTATTTTCTTTTCCATTTTAAAAGATATATCTGATGGTATTCCAAGGAATGATTCTATTATGTAGTTCTCTAAACTGTTTAATGTAGTCAGACTTCCTCTTATGTTCATACCTAAGATTAGCTCCTCCGTATTGGGAAGTCTTAGTCTCCTGTATTTTCGGTACATATAAAAATTCTTCACCGGGTAAATTATTTGCTACATTGTACCAATGTTTATCTTCATTATGTGTTAAAAAGATTACCTCAGCTTTAACTCTTGTAAGATCCCAACCATAAGTTTTTGCCATACTTGCAACATGTTTAAATAAACCTTCATAATGGTATAACCAATTGTCATGTACAATAACAGGACTAAAGTTTAAGTGCACATCATATCCAGCATTTAAAAATAATGGTACAGCCAACAGTCTTTCAATAATAGTACTAGTATTAGGTTCAAGATGTTGTTGCAACTCAAATGGCATTAGACTAAATCTAATTCTAACTTTACGTTCAGGATTAAATGTTAAAAGCTCCTTATTTACATACTTAGTAGCAAATGAACCCATAGCAAGTGGATGATCTCTAAAGAATTTAAAGATTGTTTCCCATTCATGATACTTAGCATGTAAAGCAAAGTCCTCATTACAACTGATATCATATGTAATATAATCTCCAGTCTGATTTGGTTTCTCTACATCTGCAAAGAATGCATGGGAATTGATTTCTGTCAGGATATCCATAGTATTTTTAGCTACAGATAATCCTTCCGGCTTATGCCTCTTCATATAACAGTAAGTACAGTTATACAAACAACCATGACCAAAAGAAGGAGCAATGTAATCAGTGCTCCTCCCACTTGGTCTAATAATCATACTCTTTCTTGTGACTTTTTCTACAACTGACATAATTTCTTAATCTGCTGCACTTTCCTAACACATGTAGAAATTATCACTTTAGAAAGTTAATATAAGCCTGCGCTCCTCTTTTTGTAGTATACTCCATATCATAACCTGCATTGTTCTTAATAGTCTTCCAAAAGAACCATAAGAACTTTTTTTGTACAATATACCTGGTTATAAAACCATAGTCTATTTCTACTACTTTGTAATCTTTCTTTCTTGTACTCATCTGTCTAAATTTAAATTATAGTCTTCTATTAGTTCTCTAAGTTTTTTTCTAAGGTCACTAGCTGCTGCAATCTCTTCTGATGTAGCTTCTCTATTACCAATGTAACCATGCTTAATAGTACCTCTAAGTTCTTGATCAAGATCCCATACTACACCTTTCCAGTTACTACCATCTAAAGCTGTTCTAGCTTCTTCTGCATCTTCAACGGAGTCAAACTCCAGAATTATCTTTCCCATTTACAATATCTTTTAATTGATTCCAAATACGTTCATTATTTTCTCCCCAGTACATATCACAAGTAAACTTATTATCTTCTGTTCTACCAGGAGCTTCAAAGAAATAACTTTGCATGAACTCACTCTTAGGAGCTGTAAATCTATAACATTTTTCTTTAACTGGGCAATCTGTACCCGGACACATACTTATATCGGCAGCCATTATAAAAAGTTTAGTAATACACCATAAAAGCCAATACCGGCTAAAAAGTAAACAAGATTGTTTACCCATTTTGGATAATTTTCCATATTATATTAAATTAAAAATTGCTTGAATAGTCGCACCAATAATACAAATAATAATACCAATAAGCAAAAGCATTGTACTAATACCGGCTACTTCCTCTCTACGGTGTTCTTTATTTAGATAAATGCTACCCTTGTTTTTTAAAGTACCTTTTGCTTTAGCTTTTTCATACTTTTCAACCTGTGGTTTTACTACAGTATCTAAAATATGTTGTGCTTTTCTGTTAAATTCTTCCTGATCTATCTTCATATCAGATTATTTTATTTACATATAAGCATAGCATTACAAGTGTAAACCCCACAATAACAATTATTCCTTGTAGTTCAAATGGTAAATCCTTATCAAACTCTCTGTAAATACTTTTTAGTTTCTTTTTCATGGTTCCTCTGTATAATTTTTTAATACTTCAAAGTTAGACATATGCCCACAATTACCACATTCAAGCTTATCACAAGAAACATGATGTACTGACAATGATTCATGACTACATAGGTCACACTTAATTAAAGCAGATACCCATCCTGTTTCTTTCTCTTTCATTGTTCTTGTTGTTTAGTTATCATTTTGTTGACTCCAACAATATGATTATTTTGATTTAAAGGTTAATTTTCTTTATATAACTTGTGCCGATGCTTTCTTCAACACCATCAAGTTTATAGTAATAAACTACACCATAATCCATATCAACTTTATGAGTTGTAAATACTCTTGGGTGTCCTTCTTCTGCCTTTTTAAACATACAGACATCACCAACTTGGTAATTATCTGAAATTTCACTTTGTTTTGTCTTCATTGTTCTTGTTGTTTAAATGTTAAATAAATAAATCCCAAATCCTAAATGAATAATTAGCATTAGTAACTCTACTGCTTTTGCTCCCATATCTTTTTGTTTTAATAATTTTATTCCATTACTTACTGACTTAAGTATAAGAAATATTCCAATTAGTGTTATCATCTTATTGTTGTTTAGTTAAAAAATACATAAGTTAAAGTAGAAATTGAAACCGACAATACAATTATTATTGCTATTTCAATTCTTGTTAATTTATCTTTTTCAGTAATTAAATTACCTTCTCCATCAAAAAATAATTCTTTGCCTTTTTCTGAAAATACTCTTGGTTTCTCTTTCATTGTTCTTGTTGTTTAAATGTTTAAAA